CGTTCACTATGACGCTCTATCTAGTGAAAAACGAATACAGGGGGCACGACATGCAGGGCAATCTCACCTCACTTGAGCTATGCGCGGGCGCGGGCGGACAGGCACTAGGCGTCGAACAGGCGGGATTCGCGCATCAAGCCTGCGTTGAGGTTGATGAATGGTGTCGCCACACTCTGAACCTGAACCGCCCGGAATGGAACGTCTTGGAAGGGGCACAAAGCGACCTGACCAAGTTCGACGCCCGCCCCTACGCCGGGGTTGATCTGATCGCAGGCGGGGTCCCCTGTCCCCCATTCTCGAAAGCTGGAAAACAGCTTGGCGCAGCCGACGAACGGGACCTGTTTCCGGACGCTCTGCGCGTGATAGACGAAGTCCGCCCCAAGGCCGTGATGCTCGAAAATGTCCGGGGCTTTCTCGACGCGGTTTTTCATGACTACCGCCAGAAGCTGAAATCGCAGCTAAAGGCCATGGGATACACCTTCGCAGAATGGCACCTGTTCAACGCCTCAGATTTTGGCGTATCGCAGCTTCGCCCCCGCGTGGTTATCGTCGCAGTGCATGACCGATACGCAGACAAGTTCGAATGGCCCAAGGGCGGTAACATGCGCCCGCCTACCGTGGGTGAGTATCTTCATGACCTCATGGCGGCGAACGGTTGGAAAGGTGCAGACGCATGGGCCGCGCAGGCCGATGAAATCGCCCCCACTATCGTGGGTGGATCGAAGAAACATGGTGGGCCGGACCTAGGCCCCACCCGCGCTAAACGCGCGTGGGCGTCCCTTGGGGTGAATGGCATGACCATCGCAGAAGAGGCCCCCGAACCTGACTTTGAGGGAATGCCCCGGCTGACTGTTCGCATGGTGGCGCGTCTGCAGGGCTTCCCAGATACCTGGCAATTCGCCGGACGCAAGACCGCAGCTTATCGCCAAGTAGGCAACGCATTCCCCCCGCCCGTCGCTCAAGCCGTCGCCACCAACCTCAGAGCGGCTATCACGGCGCGCAGACTACACGCGGTGGCGTAATGGATGCATGGCTACTGCACGCCCGCCGCAAGTTTCACGCCGAATGTTTGGCGGGGCCTATCACAGAAACAAAGGGCGTTTCTTCTATCGCGGACATCGCAAGCAAACCAAGCCGCGAAATAGCCGCCAGCGTTGTGGCGAAGATTGGTGCGACAAAGAGCTATGCCGAAAAACCGGCGGGGCAGACTTCTGGTAGTATGTTTGAAACCGCCTGTCAGAACTTTGTTGCGGCGTGTTTTGCGCAGCTTTCACACTTGCGCCCCGGCGCTTTCACCGTCGAAAAGGGGCAGGCGATATCCCTTTTTGACCAGTATTCTCACCTAGACGAACTGCGCGCGCTTGCAATGGGCAACAAAGAACTGCGCACGCTTTTGGGAACCGATTACCTTATCAAGCCCGACGTTGTGGTAATCCGCCAACCCGAAACTGACGAGACAATCAATCGGGACCTATTGTTAGTAGATGAGTCTGTTGCTCGACGCACTGCACTGCGCCAGTCAAATGGGGCGAAGGCAACGCTTCACGCGTCCATAAGCTGCAAACTCACAATCCGGTCAGACCGTGTCCAGAATACCCGCTCTGAGGCGCTAAACTTGGTCAGAAACCGCAAGGGCAGATTGCCCCATATTGTAGCAGTGACCGCAGAGCCGGTCCCGTCTCGTATTGCTGCAATCGCCCTTGGAACAGGGGACATGGATTGCGTCTATCACTTCGCCTTGCCAGAACTTGTTGAGACGCTGCGCGAACAAGACCGTGAAACATTGGAACTGGTGGAAACCATGATTGAAGGGCAGCGCTTGCGCGATATCGCAGACCTTCCTCTTGATCTGGTGATCTAGCAAAATAGCCCCTTCCAGCCGCCATGCGCGCCGCGAAATGCAACTCCCCAAAAGCTGTATACTATAGTATGCAATAGTATACCGAATGCTGACGAAAACGCACTGCTTCCAATCTAAACCATTGAAAAGACTCGCGAATCATGCTGGTGCGCCTTATAAATTGGTGCAGGGTCCCCAAGGCCAATTTGTAAGAAGGGCAAATCAGCATGAAAATCGTTACGTACATCCGCGTAAGTACTGAAAAGCAAGGGCAGAGTGGCCTTGGTCTTGAAGCTCAACGCGCCGCTATCGCGGCCTACGCCAAGACCGCTAACGCGGTCACAATCGCTGAATTCAGGGAGGTTGAGTCAGGCCGCAACAACGCCCGCCCAGAATTGGAAAAGGCCCTCAGAGCCGCGCGTGTACACGGTGCCAAGCTCGTTATTGCCAAGCTTGACCGCCTTAGCCGGAATGCCGCATTTCTCCTTAAATTACAGGACTCTGGGGCCAATTTTACCGCATGCGATATGCCCGATGCATCGCCCTTCACGGTCGGAATTATGGCGGTGTTGGCACAGCAAGAGTCCAAGATGATCAGCGACCGAACCCGCGCTGCGATGCAAGCCGCGAAAGAGCGTGGTCAGGTCTTCGGCAACCCGTATGGCGCTGCAGCCCTGCGTCGTGCTGGCATGGGTAATACCGCCTCACGGCGGTCAGCGACCCTCAAGGCGGATCACCATGCCAATGACCTCAAGGACGTTCTGGAAGACCTTGAAACAAGCGGCATTACGACCCTGTCAGGCATCGCCAAGACCCTGAATAAGCGGGGTATCAGGACCGCAAGAGGGGGGAAATGGCATGCATCGACAGTCGCAAATCTCCGAAAGCGTACAAACATGCCTGCGTCAGCAGGCAAAACACCATAAACACCCATTAGAAACTATATTTAGTGGCCGGGGACCCAAGACCCCCTAGGGGTAGGGGGTGATTCACCCGCGTAGATGCTGCGGATATGTGAGCAACCATGTTTGCAACAGAAGTTGCGCTAGTACTCCAATTTTCCTGAAATCTTACCCGCTGTACAATTTCGGGGTAGGGACCCAACCCCGCCGATTTCAGATCAATGCCAAACCCATCCCCCGCCAAAAATTTTCAAATTTCCTGACGTATTTGTTGCATAGTGGACTGACCATCCCCCACCCAAAACCCCCAGAATTTTGACCCGTTCGCGCCCAGTTTCTAGGGGGTTGGCACATTCTGAGATATACTGGTGACACTTCTCCAAGTAGTCGCGGTTCTCCAATCCGTGCACCTCGCGAGGGTCCCGGAGATTTTGTCTGCCACTGGATCGCCGGACCCTCGCCCCCTTCTTAGCAGACAAGAAACAGGAGGCCACCAATTGGCCGAGACCCACGAACTCAGACTCAAAATTGACGCCGCACCGGCGCAGGCTGGCGCACGGCAATTCACGGCGGCAATAACCGCAGTAAAGCAAGCTGTGAAGGACCTTGAGCGGGACACCGCAGGAGCATTCACCCAACTTAAGAATATCTCTCCCAAAGTTGACGTTACCGGCCTCAGAGCTGCGACCGCAGAAGCTAACGCCCTCACCCGCGCCACGACCGGGACCGCAACTGCATCTGACCGCGCTGCAGAGCGTATCCGCACCCTCGCGATTCAATCGGCTAACGCCTTGCGTGTCAGTACAGATCAAGCATCCCGCCTCAGAGAACGTCTTCTGAGCGTCGGAGACACCACCGGCCTAGCCCAGCTTGAATCTGGGTTGAATCGTCTGCGCAACAGCCTGACCAACGCCACCAGCGGACTCGACGTCCGCGCGGCCCGTGCCGGATACGCTGACCTCGCATCCGAACTGAACCGCACCGCAAGAGAAAGCGAGCGCGTCCGCGCTACTGCCAATGCCGCCACCCGCGCACAGGAAGAAGCCGCCCGCGCAGCCCAGTCGCACGCCACCGAACTTGATCGCCTGCGCACAAAGTACAATCCACTTTTCGCAGCCTCAAAACAGTACGAGTCCGCGCTGGAAGAGATCAACAGGGCCGAGTCAGCCGGGGCATTGACCGCACAGCTTGCGGCACAGGCACGCACCAGAGCGGCTGCGCAATTGGGTGCTGCGTCAGCAGCAGCGGACCAGTACAGCGCCAGCTTGCAGCGCAACACCGCCATGACGCAACAGGGCGTGATGGTAGGGCACCAACTGTCTGACGTCCTTATCGTCAGCCAAATGGGTTTCCAGTCGGTGGGCATGATCGCGTTGCAGCAGGGGTCCCAACTCGCCGCACAGATGAACACCTTGAAGGCGTCCGGCGGGGGCGTGTTCCGCACGCTCTTGAGCGGCCTTACTTCACTGGTGAATCCGCTGTCGCTGCTGACCATAGGCGCAGTCGCGGTGGGTGCCACCATCGCAAAATGGTTCTTTGCGGCGGGCGAAGAGACTCAGAGTTTTAGTGACGCCCTGTCCGATGCGAATAGCAAAATTACAGAACTGCGCAGCGCCACAGACGCCTTGTCCGGTAACAACCTGCGCCGACTCCGTGAAGAGTATGGGGCGGTGAATGCCGAACTGGACAGCCACCTAGAGCGCCTGCGCAAGGTGGCTGAACTTGAAGCCGGAATGGCGAACGCCGCCATGATTTCAAGTATTCGTGGCGAACTGACCAGCGATGGCAATATTTTCACCGGGGATGTGGATGCAGTCCGTATCGCTTTTGAGACGACCAATGACCGCGCCCGGACGCTACTTGACCTAATGGGGCAGGTCAAAAGCGCCCGGACCTTCCAAGAACAGGCCGAAGCGGTCACACGCCTAAGGCAGGCGGTGGAATCGACCACCGGGGGGCTAGATAAAGCTGAGGGGTCCGCAGCGGGGGTCCTTACGCAGTTGGTCCGCGCTGAGGATGCTGCACTGCGTCTCATGGCGGCACAGGAGGGCACCACAGACGCTACAGGCCGCGCATCCGGGGCTGCGTCCAATTTGGCCTTTACCGTTGGCACTGCAGCCGATGAAGCTGCGCGCCTGCTGGCCAACTTGAACAGCGCACCAGCCGCCCTTACCGCCATAGGCCGAAGCGTACAGGGACAAATTGCCAGCATTCAAGCGCAGAACAAGGCCCTTAACCTTCAGATCAGCGGTGGCCTGTCCGGCGCTGCAGCAAATCGCCGGGTTCAACTTGATACCGTGATCGCCGCTGCCTCAAATCGTGGTCAGCCGCTGACCGTGGACCAGATCGCACCCCAACTTGCAGAAGTCGCCGCACTCGACGCCGCCGCAAAAGAGCAAAAGCGGCTGCAGGATCAATTGAGTGAGGCCAACCGCCCCGCACGCAAGGCGAGCGGTGGCGGCGGTGGGCAAAAGCGAGTTGAAACGCTGGGCGATGAAGAGCGGCAACTTAACAGGCTGCTGAAGAAGTCAGCCTTGAAGGACGTTATTCTTCCCCCACGGTTTGAAGGTGGCTCTTTGCGACTGCGGACGCCGG